AAGACACGATGGCTCGGTACTGACGACTATGTGTTCGACCACCCGGATCTAGTCGCCGCAAACGACGACGGCATGGCGAGGCTACGACGAGGAGAGCGCCTGGGCAAGTTCTGGACGGACACCATGAAGGATGAGCTTCGTCCTATTGAGAAGGTTGACCAGGGTAAGACAAGGCTGTTCTCTGCAGGTGAGATGGTGCAAACCATCATTCTCCGGCAGTATTTCGACGGCTTCGCCGCACACATGGCACGGAATCATACCTATGTCGAGAGTTGCGTCGGAATCAACGTGTACTCAATGGACTGGGAACTGTTGGCTCGGAGGTTGCAGCGGAAGGGGAGAGCCGTCGTGGCAGGTGATTTCACCAACTACGATGGTTCTCTCCCTGCGTCTGTGATCTGGGCCACGCTGGACGTGGTAGAAGATTTCTACGCCAAGGCTCCCAGTGATCCTGAAGACATGGAGATCCGCACATTGCTCTGGCTCGAGATTGTGAATTCCATCCACATCTCGGGCAAAGACGTGTATGTGTGGACACACGGTCAGCCATCTGGATGTCCCTTCACCTCGCTCCTCAACTCCGTTGTCCACAGTATTGTGGTGCGCGTTGTGTTTCTGCTCTGTGCAGAGAAATACGCACCTCAGTACTGTTCGATGGCGGCTTTTGAGGAACACGTGAACCATAATAACTACGGTGACGATGACGTCACGAACATCAGTGATGAAATCCTCCCGTGGTTCAACCAGATCACACAAGCTGAGATGTACGCAACGTTTGGAATGACGTACACAGACGAGGCCAAGACAGGAGAAATGGTTTCCCACAGGTATCTCGAGGATATTGCCTTTCTCAAGCGAAAGTTTCGATGGGACGCCGATCAGGCGCGACACCGAGCACCGCTCGAGCTGGACACAATTCTTGAGATGCCTTGTTGGAACAAGACTCGGACAGATAGCCAAGCAGCTCTTACTGCGCTAGTGTTGCAGGATGCCGTTTACGAACTCTCACAACACTCGCGACAGATCTGGAATCTGCACTACCCTAAACTTGACGCCGCACGAAGCGCAATATACCACATGGCCCCATGCGCATTTCCAACATATGAAGAAGCTAACCGCATCGACATGGAGAAATACGTATATCGTGGAAAATTGTCGCAAAACCCCGTGATCAGGGCTTCGGACTATTCGCCGGACGGTCCGATGCAGCAAATCCCGCTGGGGTGCTTGTCTGGGAAATCCCAGTCAGCGGAGGGAGAGGTATTTACCTCTAGTGGTGCATGTGTGCCCTCCAGAAACAATAGGCTATGCACTCGGCGTGCTGGTGTGGGTCGATTAAGTGGTCCCCACCCCGAAGAAAACTCACTTGCTACAACTCAAACACTAACACTACAACTCGAACAGCTACAACTGACAGAAGACAATGGCTGGAAACAGCTATCCCAGGGAATCATCGACGTGGTCAATGTTTACACTCAGGTGATGGAGCAGCGAGCGGGAGGCTGGAAGCCCGATATGGGTATGGTTGCCAACACGGCTCGCTCACTCCACCGCGCATGTAACTCCTTGATCACGCTTCGTGGTTCCCCAGGGGTTGTAACTCCGCCGACTGACCCTGAACTCAACGCTGCACAAGCAGTTGCCTACCTGGATCAAGTGGATCAGCTCCCTGACATCGATTTTGGTGTCGATACAGTCGATGAACACCTCGACGGTATCTTTGACACCCCTACTGGTGTGGCACAGTCTGGCCTTGAACAGCCCAGCGAGATTCCGAATTTTGCGGGCCAAGAGGGTGAGACTGTGTTACAGCAGGAGGTAATGAAGATTGTGGAGGATGGACAAGTGAATGTAGAGGATCGTGCCATTTCTACCACCGTGCCAGAAGAAATTCAGTGCGGTGCTGAAGACGGAC